CGAAGGTACGCAAGAACGGTCACGATACCCCAGCCAGCCCTCAATAGGCCGGCTCCGACTACCCGCTTGAAGCATATGCAAAATCCGACTGGCGACGCGATCGGCGGCGCATGCGCGTCGCTGTGGCTCAACCTTATAGGGGATTAGCGATGGCCCGATCAGCGAAGGATGGAACCAACGGCAAGAAGGGCAAGCAGACCGAGCATCCAGCTACCGCAGGCCATAACGGTCTGAGTGAGGACGATAAGCGCACCCGGTTTTTCAATTACTGCACCAACTGGGAGGCCGCCCGCGCAGCCGTCAAGATCATCGAGGAAGAGGCCAAGAGCGTGCTGGGCAAGCACGTTATCCGTGATTTCCGCACCCAGATCGCGCAGCGCACGCCCGAGGGTGAGGCCAGAATCCGGGAACGCATCGAGACAGCCCTGCGGATCCTGCGCTGGAATGCCAAGGCGCTCGGCACGCAAGCCAACTTTCTGGAGGACGACGATCGTACCCCCGCCGTCGAACGGGCCGAGGAAGAGGGCAAGCGCGATGGTCTCGCCGGCGCTCCCTGCAAGACCGACTACGCGCCCGACACCGAGCAATACCGTCGGTACATGACGGGTTACCACGCCGGCCAGGCCGTGATGGTCAAGGCTGGCATCAAGCCGATGCCAACGCAACCGGATGCGTGATGTGCACGGCGATCCAAATTACATCCTGGCGCTCGATCTCGCGCTGAAGACTGGCTTCGCCTTTGGCGCGGTCGGCACGCCGGTGCCTGAGTTCGGATCGCATAAGCTGTGTGACGACGGCGAGCAGCTCGGCGTCCGCTTCCGCGCGCTGCGCACCTGGCTGATCAAGATGCTGGCCGAGCGGCCGTCGACAACGCGCGTGATCTTCGAGGCGCCGATCCTTCGGCCGCACGACAAGATCGGTACCGTGCGCGCGTTGTGCGGCTATGCCGCGATCGTCGAGGAGCTGTTCGAACAGCGGCCGGCCATCAGGCTGACCGAGGCGACGCCGAGCGAGCATCGGCGCCACTTCCTGGGCAACATCAACAAGCTCAAGAGCAAGGCCATCAAGGATCTGACGGTCGCGAAGTGTCGACGGCTCGGCTGGAACCCAACCGACACCGACGCCGCCGACGCTTTGAGCCTCTGGCACTACCAATGCGCACTCATTGATCCGCGCCTCGCGATCGAGGCGTCGCCGCTGTTTCTGCGGAGGGCTGCATCGTGAGCAAGAGCGAGTTCTGGGTGGAACACCCCGAGGCCGAGCTGCTGATGCGCGAGATGTTCGAGGATGGCTTCACCATGAGCCAGATCGGTGCGGTCATCGGCTGCTCGCGCAATGCCGTGATCGGCAAGGTGCATCGTCTCGGGCTTGAGCGCTTCGTGCCGCGTGCAACGCCGTTGCTGCGGCAGCCGCAGGCAACCAGACGCGCGCGATCGCCGCGACCGCCACCGCCACCGCCGAAGCCATTGCTGGTCGAGGTCGAGGCGCCGACGGCGGAGCACGCGCACAAGCAGATCACCGAGCTACAGCACGGCGATTGCCGCTGGCCGGTCGGCGAGCCGGCGGACTTCTGCTTCTGCGCCGAGCCCCAGCGCTGGGACTCGAGCTATTGCGCCTACCACGATGACCTCAGCCGGGAGCGCAAGCGCCGATGACCCGACGATGCCCGCACTGCCAGCAGGTCTTGCCTGAGTTTCGGCTCGGCGTGCGATTGCCGCCGCTCAAGGCGCGCATCTTCGACCTGGTCCAGCGCGGTGGAGAGGATGGCATCCTGGCGAGCGACCTTCTCAACATCGCGTATGCCGATCCGCCCGCTAGCGGTCGCAAGATTTTGAGCTCGCACATCCACCAGATCAATGAGGCGATCGAGGACACCGGTTATCGCATCGTCGGTGGGCAAGGTGGCAATCGTCGGCCCGATCGCAAGACGTGCCCGGGCGTCTATCGGCTGGTGAACAAGCGTATGAGGAGGGCCGCATGAACAAGTGCGAGCACCCCCGTTCTGAAATACGTCGGCGCGTTCAGTCAAACGGCGTAGTTGCCTACTGGCGGCAGTGCCTTGATTGCTTCCAGGTCGTCGGTAGTGCCGTCAAACACTGCGATGCGCCAGCGGATGCTTTGCCATTCGATGAAATGGCGCGCCAGCACTATTGGGCCGAACAAGAGCAAGCGCACCGAAACGACTGGGAACAGCGTCAGCAACAGCGCCGCAGAGAAGATCAGCAGAGAGATCGAGAATGGTGGGACCGTTATAACGATTACCTCGAAGGTGATGGATGGCAGAGGAAGCGGGATTTAGTTTTTGCTCGCGACGCCAAGCGTTGTCAGGCCAGGCTCGATGGATGCTCGATCTTTGCCACTCAGGTGCACCACCTGACTTACCGGCACGTCTTTAACGAACCGTTGTTTGACTTGGTGGCCGTTTGTCAGTCCTGCCACGAACAACTGCACCACGATGAGTGATGATCCGCATGACCGTCTTCTCGGCACAAGAGCTATTGAAGCGGCACAGCATCGACTTCGTCGAGAGCCGGAAGGGTAAGTACACCACCGATTGCCCGAATTGCTCGGGTAATTACCTGAACGTCGAAATCAAACGCGATGGGGTCGTGTGGTTCTGCCAATCGTGTCAGCAGGGCGCCGGCGAGAAATTCGAGCAGGCAAAGCCCACCGGCGAGCTCGGACCGATCAAAGCGGTGTACGACTACACCGATGAAACCGGCAAGCTGTTGTTTCAGGTATTGCGATTCGAACCAATCAATGGCGCCAAGGAATTCCGCCAGCGCACCGGGCCCGATCAGGAGAAGTGGTCGATCAAGGGCGTGCGGATCGTGCCGTTCAATCTTCCCGCAGTGCTGGAAGCGATCGCAAACGAGCAGACGGTTTTTGTGTGCGAGGGCGAGAAGGACGTTCTGACACTGCAGCGCCTCGGCATTGTCGCGACGTGCAATCCGATGGGCGCCCAAAAGTGGCGGCGCGAATTCAATGAGCTCTTGCGTGGTGGCGACATGGTCATCGCCATCGATAACGATGATCCCGGTCGCGAGCATGGCCAACTGGTTGCGCAAAACCTTCTGCCCGTCGCCAAGCGCGTGCGGTTGCTCGATCTTGCGAAGCACTGGCCGACCATCGAAGTCAGCGACGACGTCACCGATTGGATCGAGCAGGGTGGCAGCCCGGAAGCGCTGTGGTCGATCGTCGAACAACTCCCGACGCTTGATGAAATCAAACTGAACGGCAGCGGCAACGGCCATGATGAGGCAAAGGTAAACGCAACCCCAGCGTTGCGTCTCTATCTGCCGAGCGTTTACATCTTTCCCGAGGCGACGGGGATACCCGGGCGCGAATGGATTCATGGTGGGCACTATATCCGCGGCGCAGCCACGGCGACGGTCGCACCAGGCGGCACGGGCAAGACGACGTTGAGCCTTTACGAGGCCATGATCATGGCCGGCGAGGGATATCGCGTCTGGTACATCAGCGGCGAAGATCCGCGAGTTGAAATCGATCGACGCCTGGCCGCGCACGTTCAATGGCACAAGTCCGACTTACTGCGCATTCAAGGAAACCTTTTCATCGACGATCGTGAAAGCTATCCGATAAAGCTCACAAAGGCCGCACGCGGTGCATCTGTCGTGTTCGACGACCAATGGATCGATTTATTTGCGGCCGGCATTCGCAGGAATCGCTTGGACGTTGTGACGATCGATCCCTTCATCACGTTCCACACCGTTCCTGAAAACGACAACACCGCGATGGATATGATCATCAAACGCGTCTCGCAGGTCTGCATCGCCGAAAGGTGCTGCGTTGAGTTCAGTCATCACGTTCGCAAGCCTGCGCAGGCGCAAGCCGAGATCACAGTCGATGACGCGCGCGGGGGCGGCGCGATCGTCAACGCAGTGCGCTCGTGCCGCGTCATCAACCGTATGTCAACCGAGTTGGCCCAGCAGGCGCGCGTCGATCTGGACAAACGCTCGATGTATCTGCGGCTCGACCCAGGAAAGCGCAACATGGCGCCAGCCGAGAGCGCATCGTGGTGGCGTCTGGTGTCGGTCAAGATCGCCAACGGCGTCGACAGTGTTCAAGCGATCGAGCGCTGGGAATTCCCCAAACTATTCGGCGAGGTGTCGGTCGCCGACGCCGAGGCTATTCGGGAGATCGTGCGCAAGGGTGAATCGCGCGCCGACCCTCGCTCACCGCATTGGCTCGGGCACGACCTGGCCAAGCGCTTCAAGCGTGACGTCAACAGCAAGGGCGATCGCATCTGGATGAACGCCGTCATCGGCACCTGGCTCGCCAACGGGTGGTTTGCGAAGGAGCAAAAGTTCGACCCCGACCTGCGCAAGCCACGCACGTTCTACGTGTTGTCGTCTGGCCCCGCCGATCAAACCGCTGCTGATGCCGACAGCAACATCCCCCCGATGACGAATACCAAGAGGATATGAACCTGTGAGCGTGCAACCGTGCGCCAGTCGGAAACATCAACTGGCGCAGACTGGCGCAAACCGGTCCCGGAGGGGGTAGTGCGCCAGTGCGCCAGTCCAGGCCCCCCCCTACGGGGGGGGGCCCTGGTGGGGGACCTGACTGGCGCAGAGGCGCACGGGCCAACCGACTGGCGCACGACTGGCGCAGAAACCCGCGGAGGAGTGAGAGGCAGATGACCGAGACCCAGGAGCGCGTGGCCGTCGTGCTGGCCATCGTGGCCGCAGCCGTCATCATCGTCCTGATGCTGGTGCTGACGTGACCGCCCCCTCGCCTCAAATCCTGCTGAAAAAACTGACATGGGGAGGAACGACGAATGACCGCCCGCCGGACATTGCCGCAACGTCGCGCCGCCGAAACCTTCGACCTGCGGCACGGCCAGCAGACCGTGACCGTCACCACCGGCTACTACGCCGACGGCAGCCTCGGCGAGGTGTTCGTGAGCGCGCCCAAGGCTGGCAGCAGCATGGAGGCGATTGCCCGCGACGCCGCAGTCTTGCTGTCGATCGCCATCCAGCACCGCGTCCCGCTCGACATCCTGCGCCATGCGATCACGCGCGAGGAGGACGGCTCGGCCTCAAGCATTATCGGCGCGGTGATCGACCGGCTCGCCAATGCTTCACTTGCGGACAGAGAATGCTAGAAAAATTTGAGGCTTGCCAGAATGGCTACGACCGCAGCCGCGATCAGCCCGCCGCGCACAGTCAGGCGATATTCCATGGCCAGCATCTCGGTGCGCAGAGCGGCAACCTCGCTTCGCACGTAGCCAACATCGGCCTTCGTGGCGACGCCCGACCGCAGCGCATCTTCCATCGCATCGGCGTGCGCACGCGCCTGCTCGGCGCCAATGCCGGCGCCGGTGAGCCGGTCGACGTAGCGCAGCCGGTCGAACAGCGGTGGCGAGTCAGCAGTGGTCATAAGGCGCTCCAGACACCGTCAGGACGGCTAACGGTCCGTACTCTAGCCGCAACGGCAGCGCAGGTAAAATAGGGATTTTACTATGACCTACTGGGCCATTGCGCAGGTCCAGCCGCAGCGGCTGGCAATCACCAAAACGCTGCTCGATCGTGCTGGCTACGAAATCTACGCGCCCCGCGTCCGCACCCGTCGCCAAGCAACCGTGCCTGGCGGCCTCTCCTCGCTGCTGTTCCCAGGTTACTTGTTCGTGCGCATCACCGACGGCCGGTTCTACCCGGTGCGCTACACGCCCGGCGTGGTGCGTCTGCTGATGACCGGCGAATGTCCCGCGCGCATGCCCGAGCGCGAAATCGATGGCCTGCGACGGCGTGAGGTCAAAGGGTTCATCTGGCTGCCGCCCCGGGTTCCTCGGATCGGCGCCAGGATGCGGATCATCAGTGGGCCCTTCGCTGGGCACCTTGCCCTCTTCGAGGGTATGGCCAGCGGCGATCGACTGCGCGTCCTGTTCGATTTTCTTGGCAGCGCGGTGCGGATCGAGCTCCCCGGGCACGCAGTGGAACCACAAGATGTTGCAATCAACCGTGGTTTGAGATACTAGCGAATTTCCACCCTGCCACGGCAAGCGATTGAATTTGCAAAGGGAAGCCCCAAAAACCGGGCGACCCCAAGTGCAGAGCATTTCCGCAAGCACAACGAAATCGGCGCCGGGAGGCCCGTGGCAGGCTGTTTTCCTCGTCGCCGTCGGGTCGTGCCTGTACCGCCCAACCGCAGGCACGACCCGCCCCCACAAACGGGCTAGGAAGGCCGCTGGTGCTTTCCCAGTTGCTGGGCCTGCCTTCCACGTCACCAGCCCAGAAAAACGCACCACGGGCCTCCTGGCGGGCTGGCATCATCCATAAACCAGAGGAGCCCCACCTATGAGGACGTGGTTACTTGCGTTCGCGATTGTGCTGGCCATGCCGGCGTCGAGCAAAGCTGCCATCATCGCCGACCTCGGCGACAATCCCACCTCGGCCACTGGCCACTTCAGCAACAATGTCGGAGGAACGACGTTCGCCGATCAGTATACGTTCAACCTGACCGGCGCACCGCAATTCATTGCCTTCGCGTCGGCGACAAATGACTTCATCTCGCCAGCCGACTTCATCACCTCGTTCGCAGGACAGCTCTTCAACTCCGGCCCCAACAACGTACCTGGAGGTGGAGACGACTTTGCTGTCAATCCTGCGGTGCTTGCTGTTGCATGCCCGACGAACCCCCTGGGGTGTCAGGTCTTGGCTGGTACGGCCCTGCTCGATGCCGGTCATTATTTTCTGAACCTGGCTGGTACTGGCGGCGGTACGGCTGGCTATGGCGGTGATCTCACCAGCCGTGCCGTGCCCGGTCCCGTCGCCGGTGCGGGGTTGCCAGGGCTGGCGATGGCAATCGGGGGCTTGCTGCTCTGGGGGCGACGCCGTCGTCACCCGACTTGACGGTGTTGGAGTTCACACCGAAGGAGGCAACCCATGTCTCTAACCGGCCTTCTGCTCGGGATCATCAACATCGCGATCGTCGTCGCGATCCTCGTTCTCATCGGCTACATCGCCATGTGGATACTCAGCGCGCTCGGGTTTGCGGTGCCGGCCCAGGTGCAGAAGATATTCATGGTCATCGTCGCGCTGATCGCGCTCTACATGATCGTGTCGTTGCTGCTCGGCGTGCCGTCGCTGCGCATCATCGGGCACGTGGAGTTGATCGGTGACCACGCGCAAATGGTACGAGCGGCATAGGTGCGTAAGCTAACGCCGTTCATCCGCAGCACCGTAGATGCACGTGCCGTCAGGCCACAGGCCCATACAGTCGAGCCGTTCTATCTCACGCAAGAGCATCGGGCATGGCGTGAGGCAGTGATCCGCAATGCACAACGCCGATGCGAGGCTATCGACAATGGGTGGCGCTGCGCCAAGGCCGAGCCGCGGCATCGCATGTTCGCCGACCACATCGTGGAAATCAGAGATGGTGGTGCCAAGCTCGACCTCGCCAACGGCATGTGCCTTTGCGGCAGCCACCATACGGCGAAGACCATGCGCGCCCGTGCCGAGCGAATGCGGCGATGAGGGGGGGGCAGGAGAAAAATATTCCCGATGGGGGGTGGCAACCGCACGGGGCTCACGGCCGGATTTTTTAAACCTTGAGGAAGCGATGAAAGAAAATTCTCCGAAAAAGCGCGGACGCCCGCCAAAAAGACAACCCATAGACGAGGCCGTTACGGCTGGCATGACGCCGCTCGATTACATGCTTGCGGTTGTTCGTGATCCGACTGCTGCGCAAACTCGACGTGACCGCATGGCGATTGCGGCGGCGCCGTACTGCCATCCGCGGACGACCGAGGCTCCGCTTGGCAAGAAGGATCAGGCGCAGCTCGACGCGGTCACGAGTGCCAAGGGCACCGAGTGGAGCGAGCTGGTGCACTGATGGCGATTCCATTCATCGCGGGTCCGAAGATTTCGGCGGGACAATCGCTATCCGATGTTGTCGATTGCAGTTCGTCGCCGCCGGTTCGCATCACGATGCCGTCGGCGTGGACACCGGCGCACCTGACGTTTCAGGTTTCGTCCGATGGCGTGACGTTTGGGGACCTGGTCGATATGAACGGCCAGGAGATCAAAGCTAACGTCAAAGCAAATACTGTTGTGAGGCTATCGTCGCAGTGGATTACTGCGCCGGTGTTTCTCAAGTTTCGTTCCGGATCAAGCAGCGTTCCGATCGTGCAAACGGCGGATCGCATTTTTGGATGCACGATGACGAATGATCAGACTGGGTCGGTAGGCACCGAAGGGCCGCCAGGTCCCGCAGGCCCGCAGGGGCCGGCTGGCCCGAGTGCGGTCAGCGCGAATGCGGGCAACTTAGCCAAGCTCGGGACCGACAGTCTCATCCTCGTTCCGAATGCTCTGGTCCTGAAGGGGACCGTTGCCGGTGACGATGCCGCGCCGGGGATGATCGGCGAGGTGATCTCGTCCAGTAATTTTGGAGGCGTAAGCCTGACGACCGCCATTGCCATGAACGTCACGCAGATCATGCTATCGCCCGGCGACTGGAACGTCGGTGGTGTGGTCATTTTCGCGCCTGCCGGCACTGGTCCTAATTCCGTCATCGCGGCGCTCAGCCAGACTGCGGCGGCGTTGCCGTCCGACAACGACGTTGCGACCGGCAAGGGCATCATGCAGCAGATTTGGGCCTCGTCGATGCCTGCGGGTAAGACGCAGACCACGCCGACGAGTCTGATCAGGATCAACACCAGTACGGCGAAGCCGGTGTACTTGGTGGCGCAGGCGACCTTCGGCGGCGGGACGGTAAACGTGACGGGTTACATCTCCGCCAGGCGCGTGCGCTGAAGGCCTGCATGTCCCGCGCTGCGCTCGATCTTTCATGCCGGGATTGGGAAACCCGCATCAGCAATCGTCGCTCGCTCATTCCCGCAGGTGCGCACGGCATCAACCCGGCCGAGACCGCCCGCGCGATCAAGATATTCGACAAGCTGCGGCTGCCGGATGTGCCGGGCACGCCGGCGCTGGCTGAGGCGGCCGGGGAATGGTTTCGCGAGATCGTCGGCGTGCTGCTCGGCGCCGTCGATCCGCTGACCGGCGAGCGCGTGATCCGCGAGCTGTTCCTGCTGGCGGCCAAGAAATCTTCGAAGACTTCTTACGGCGCCGCGCTGATGGTGACGGCGCTGTTGCTCAACAAAAGGCCGCGCGCGGAATTCCTGCTCGTGGCGCCGACGCAGGCGGTGGCTGATCTGGCGTTCATGCAGGCGGCCGGCATGACTCAGCTCGACGACGACGGGTTTTTGCAGAAGCGCATGCTGGTGCAGGATCATCTCAAGTGCATCACCGACCGCCGCACCAAGGCGCAGTTGAGGATCAAGACTTTCGACACGTCGGTATTGACCGGCGTCAAGCCGGCGGGGGTGCTCATCGATGAACTGCACGAGATTGCCAAGACGTCGAAGGCGGGCCGCATTATCGGCCAGATCAGAGGCGGGTTGCTGCCGATCCCGGAGGCTTTCCTGGCGTTCATTACCACGCAGTCCGACGAGCCGCCGGTCGGTGCGTTTCGTGCCGAGCTGAGCATGGCGCGCGCGATTAGGGACGGCAGGGCGAGCGGCGCGATGCTGCCGGTGCTGTATGAATTCCCGGCGGCGATTGCGAATGACCGCGGCCATCCGCCGGCCTGGCAGGACGTGGCGAACTGGCCGATGGTGACGCCGAACATGGGCAAGTCGATCACCATCGAGCGGCTGGCCGCTGATTTCGAGACCGCGACCTACAAGGGGTCGGAGGAAATCTGCCGGTGGGCGTCGCAGCACCTCAACATGGAGGTGGGGCTGGCGCTCAAGAGCGACGGCTGGCCCGGCGCCGAGTTCTGGGCCGATGCCGAAGACGAGACGATCACGATCGATACGATGCTGGAGCGGTGCGAGGTCATCGTGGCCTGCGCCGATGGCGGCGGCCTCGACGATCTGTTCGGCTTTGGCCTGATCGGCCGCGATGCGACGACCAAAGATTGGCTGACGTGGTCGCATGCGTGGTGCCATCGCGGCGTGCTCGAGCGCAGGAAGAGCATCGCATCGCGCCTGCAGGATTTCGCCAAGGCGGGAGAGTTGACCATCGTCGACGACAAGCTCGACGACGTTGCCGAGATGGTCGCGATCATCGAGCGGGTCAACGAAGCGGGATTGCTGGCGTGCGTCGCGCTCGATCCCGAGGGACCGTATGGCGAGCTGGTCGATGCGCTGGCCGAGATCGGCGTCACCGAGAAGGACGAGCAGATCGTCGGTGTGCCGCAGGGCTACAAGCTGATGAATGCGATCAAGTCGAGCGAGCGCAAGCTCGCCAACGGCACGCTGTGGCACGCGAAGTCGGCGTTGATGGACTGGTGTGTTGGCAACGTCCGGCTGGAGCCGACCGCGACCGCCATCCGCGCCACCAAGCAGAACGCAGGCGACGCCAAGATCGACGCGTGGGCCGCGTTGATGGACGGGGTCACGGTCATGGTGCGCAATCCCAGTCCGACGCGCCTCGTGCCGGAAATGGCGGCGATGATCGCCTGAAGGAGTCTTTCAAAATGTCCACGATCTACAAGACCACCGCCGCTGCAGGCGAAGGCGATCTGGAATTTGTTCTGTCGGACGACACCGTCGACCGCATGGGCGACGTCATCGACGCTTCGGGCTGGAAGCTTTCGGAGTTCAAGAAAAATCCGATCGCGCTATTTGGCCATTCAAGCTCGTTCCCGATCGGGAATTGGTCAGACGTTCGCGTCGATGGCAACAAGCTCATCGGCAAGCTTGAGTTTGCCAAGCGTGGCACTAGCGCCCGCATTGATGAGTTAATCAGCTTGGTCGAGCAGCGAGTGTTACGCGCGGTTTCGGTCGGGTTCGAGCCGATCGAGTACGAGCCGCTCGACAAGGAAAAGCCCTACGCCGGTCAACGATTCAAAAAGCAGAACTTGCTGGAAGCGTCACTGGTGGCGGTGCCGGCGAATCCGGCGGCGCTGCAATTGGCAAAGTCCCTCAAAATCTCCGACGAAACTCTGTCCTTAGCCTTTGGCGAGCATGCCGGCGTGAGGCGCAAGGACATCCCAACAACTGGCGAGCACGCCGCGACATCTCCTGCCTATAGGGCAACCAAAATGCAAACGCTTCCACAGCGCATCGAGGATGCGCAAAACGAACTCGTCGCCAAACGTGACAAGCTTACCGAGCTCAACGCCGCCGATACGCTCGATCTTGACGCTATCGAAGAACTGAACGATCAGATCGTTCTTTGCGAGCGCTCGCTTGCAGCAATGAAGGCGTCCGAGGCCAAGATCGGCATCAACGCCGCCAAGGCCGAGACGCCTTCACAAGCCGTCGCTCGTCGGCCGCTCGGCATCAGCCAGCGCGAGGTCAAGGGAATTGACCTGTTCGTGCGCGCGATGGTCGTCCGCGGCTGCGCAAAATTCGGGAACAAGCCGATCGAGCGGGTGCTGGAGGAACGCTATCCCGGTCACGAGGCTACCGCCTACATCGCCAAAGCCGACCAGACCGTGGGCACGACCACCGTGTCCGGCTGGGCCTCCGAACTGGTGCAGCAATCCTGGGCGGAATTCCTGCAGGCATTGACCGGGTTCTCGATTTACCCGGCGTTGCGTGCCGGCGGCATCGGCCTGAGTTTCGACGGCGTCGGAACCATCAACCTGCCGAGCCGCACCGCTGGCGGCGCCGGCGGCGGGTTCGTCGCGGAAGGCTCGCCCATCCGTGTCGGCCGCATCACCACCGCACCCACGACGATGACGCCAAGGAAACTTGGTGTGATCGTGCCCTTTACCCGCGAGCTGGCAAAACGATCGACGCCCTCGATCGAAGCCTTGGTTAGGCAAGCCATTCTTGAGGATACATCGGTCATCCTTGATGCAGCACTTCTCGACAACGTCGCATCGAGCACGGCGAGGCCGGCAGGTCTGCTTAACGGCGTCTCGGCGACCGCGACTGGCGCGGCCGGCGGCAACTTTGCCGCCATCGTCGCCGACTTCAAAGCGTTGCTCGCGCCGTTCTATGCAGCCAATGCCGCTGACAACATCACCGTCATCATGAACCCGGCGCAGGGGCTATCCCTCGCCTTGACGCCTGATTCCATGGGTCAGTTCGGATGGTCCCAGGCCATCACGAACCGCCTCAAGATCATCGAATCGACGCACGCGACTGCCAATCGCATCATCGCAATCCGCAATTCTGACTTTGCCACTGCGCTCGGCGATACGCCTGAGTTCGACGTCTCGGAATCCGCCACCGTTCATATGGAAGATACTACTCCTTTGGAAATCGTGGCCGGAACACCTACGACGGCAGACCCCGTAAGGTCGTTTTTCCAGACCGCAACGATCGGTGTGAGAATGCTCATGGACGTGTCGTGGAAAATGCGCCGGTCGGGAATGGTTTCTTGGATCGACACCACCACCTGGTGACCTGAAGCAAAGCGGGGACGACTGCTGAAACAGTCGCCCCGCCGTAGGAGGCGCAATGCGTGAGCTTTGGTATGTGCTGGAAGACGGGACCTTGGGCGACCCTCGCGATGTTGCGCCGGATCACGTTGGTAATCTCAAGCACAAGAGCGGAAAAAGGCTCGCGATGGACGGCGACGTGCCGTCCACGCGAGAAGTCGACCCGCAGGCGCACGCCAAGGACATGAGGGCAGAAGAGGCGCCGCGGCCGTATCGCACACGCGAAACCAAAGCCAAATAGGAGAGGAAACATCATGTCGAGCCTTGGTCTTTATTTGCTGCAGGACGGGACGCACGCGGACCCTGGCGGTTGCGCACCAGACGACAAGGGCGTTCTGCGGCACACAGAGAGCGGTCTGGCTGTTTGCCTGTATGAGGACGGGACGCCGCAAACGGTCGGCCAAGATGCGATCAACAACATGAACCTTGCGGCGGCCAAGGCGGCCGAGCCTGACGCGCCTGACGTGCCGGTCGTCACCTCGCTGCTGCCGGACCATTGCGCGATCGGCGATCCCGACTTCACGCTGTTCATCGTCGGCCGGGGGTTTGCGGAAAGCTCCGTTATCGTCTTCGCCGGTCATGACGAGCCGACCACGCTCAACGAAGACGGCACGCTGTCGACCGGCGTGAAACCGTCGCTGTGGGGTGCGCCGGTCGTGGTGCAATGCTCGGTTCGCAACGGCACGCTGCACGGCAACGCAGTTGACTTCACCTTCGCTGCGGCAACCGGCATGAAGCGGGAACCGGACAAGAAAGAAGAACCCAAGAAGCCCGCGGCCAAGGAAGTGAAGCCGGAAGAGCCGAAGCCCGGCTACGTCACACGTGAAACAAAGCCTGCCCCCGGCCCCGAACGGGGGGGCCGCTGAGTTGGCTATCCTCGCAAAGATATTCGGCGGCAAAGCAAAGGCCGCCGTTCCGGCCGAAGGCCAATACCGTCCAGGGCCGTACTATCTGAACGACGGAGCGCATAGCGGCTGGCTGTCTGCAACCGCCGGCCGGTTCTGGAACTGGTGGCAGATGGGCTACTCGTTGCAGTCCTATGGCGACGGCGGCGCTATGGTCGAAGCGTGCGTTTCGGCCTATTCGCAAACCGTCGCCATGCTCCCTGGCGACCATTGGACATCGGTCGCGAACGGCGGGCGTGAACGTGTCACCACGTCGGCGCTGGCGCGGATCATTCGCAGTCCGAATGATTATCAGTCGATGTCGGATTTGCTGCTGAATTTGACGCGGCGGCTTTACACCAAGGGCGAAGCATTCGCCGTCGCCATCCGCAATAATCGGTTTGAAATCGACGAATTGCACTGGATGCGCGACGGCTATCCCAACATCGCCGAGGACGGCTCGATATTCTATTCGCTCTATGGCAACGAGGTCGTGGAGCGACGGTTTAATCTGGCCTATCCGATTCCCGCGCGCGACGTGTTGCACGTCCGGCTGCATACGCCGCGGCACCCGTTGCGAGGGCAGAGTCCAATCGTCGCGGCTGCGCTCGAGTTGGAAATGTCGGGCGCGGCGCTGAGCCAGCAGGTCGCCTTCTATCTCAACCAGGCGCGGCCCTCGTTCATCCTGGAAACGGACGAGAAACTGACGACGGCGCAGGCGAAGGATTTGCGTGAATTTTGGAATGCGCAAACGCAAGGGGAGAACGCGGGCGGCACGCCAATTTTGAGCTGGGGCCTGAAATCAAAACCGATCACGGTTGGTGCCAGTGACACGCAGCTTGCCGACATGCTCAAGTGGACCGACCAGCATGTGGCGCTGGCGTTTCGGATGCCGCTGCAAATCCTCGGCATTGGCGGGACACCGTTCGCCTCGACCGAAGCACTGATGTCGTCGTGGAAATCTACGGGCTTGGGCTTTGCGATCAATCACATCGAGGAAGCGATCGGGAAGCTGTTCGCTTTGCGAGGCTACCCGGACGAATACATCGAGTTTGACACCAACGCGCTGCTGCGGTCGTCATTCAAGGAGCGCATCGAGGCGCTCAGCATCGGCACCAGGCGCCTGTACACGATCAACGAGGCGCGGGCCGAAGAGGGCCTCGCGGCCAAGCCCGGCGGCGACGAGCTGCTGGTGCAGATGCAGGACATACCGTTGAGCCAGGCCGGCAAGACGCAGCAACCTGCTCCTGCCCTGCCGGCGCCGGGTGACGACCCGTCTGGTGATGGGGCCGCCGATGACACCGCCCCGGTAAAGAGCCATGAGCACATCCGCAAATTCCGCGCAGCGCAAGCCGCCCATGCCCTCGCCGCTTGACGATCTCGCCGAGGAGCTCGGCACCGTCGCCGGCCGCATCGAGCGGGAGGCCGCCCTGCGCATCGGCGCCGCGATTGCCGACCTGCAGCGGCAGGAGGCCGAGCGGGCGCTCGCCTTCGATCGGTTGTCACGCAAGGTCGAGGATGTTTTGTCGGGCGTTCGCCCGCCCGAACGTGGCGAGGCCGGACCCGCTGGTCCTCCCGGTCCGGCCGGCGCGCGTGGCGAGGATGGGGCGCCAGGGGCGGGTGGTGTAGCGGGCCCCCCCGGCGAATGCGGCCAGCGCGGCCTGGAGGGCGAATGCGGGCCCACCGGCGCCCGCGGCGAGGCCGGCGCCCCCGGAAAGCTGCCGAAGGTCGCCGCCTGGACCGACGTCGTCCATTACGAGGGGCATGTCGTCACCCATAACGGGTCCTTGTTCCAGGCGCAGCGCGATACCGCGCGCGAGCCGCCGCATGACGATTGGGCGTGCGTCGCGGCAGCCGGCCGGGCTGGGAACGACGGCCGCTCGCTCAACGTGCGGGGCACCTACGACGCCGCGATCGACTATTCCGAATTGCACGTCGTCGCATTCAATGGCGCATCGTTCATCGCCCGGCGCGACAATCCCGGTCCGTGTCCCGGCCCAGGCTGGCAGTTGATCGCCTCGCCGGGCAAGCGTGGCGACAAGGGCGAGCGCGGCGTGAAGGGCGACCGGGGCGAGCCAGGGATGGCCGTGGTTGCCTTGGCAATTGCCGATGATGGGCTCCTGCGGCTGACGAACGGCGACGGGTCGGCCGTCGAGCTCGATCTCTACCCGCTACTGGCAAGGATTGCGCAGCATTGAGCCAGTTCACGGTCATCACGCCTGCGACCGACCTGACGCTGTTGACGCCCGAGGAATTGCGCGTCGCCGCCGGCCTCGATCGCACCGACGCCAGCCAGGACGAGACGCTGGCGGAATACGAAGCGGAGATCGCCGCCGAGATCGCCTCGGACTGCGCCATCGCGAGCGACGGCGTCAACCCGCCGACGCTGCGATCGGAGGTATGCGCGGATGTGTTCCGTATCGGGTGCCCGGTCGAGGCGCTCCACCTGTCGCGCCGTCATGTGTCGGAGATCGCCTCGATCCTCGAGAACGGCACCCCCCTGGACGAGCCGGCCTGGCGGCTCGTTGCGGAGACGGGGAAGCTCGTGCGGTTGGTCAATGATGCCGACGCTTGCTGGTCGGCGGTCAAGGTCGAGGTGTCCTATACTGCCGGCTTCGATGTTGTGCCGGCCGAGCTCAAAGCTGAAGCCAAGGCGCGGATCAAGTTCAAGGCCTCGGAAGGCTCGCGCGATCCGCTGGCGCGCTCGATCCGCACCGACATCCCGGATGTCGAGAGCCGGCAGGTCGACTATCAGGTCGGCGGGCTGTCGCGCCTGATGGGCGAAGGGCTTGCGCCCGAGAGCGAACGGCGGCTGCGGCGCTTCATGACCCAGAGCATGGTCGGCTGATCCATGGGCGAGCTGACGGCAGCGCAGGCCACCGCGGACTGGGAGGCCGCGCTCGACCGGGTCGGCGAGACGATCGAGATCGGCCGCCAGATCGGGACCGATGCAAGCAACGTCGTGCGGGTGCAATGCCGCGCCCGTGTGAAAAGCGACCGGCCGCACGCTCTTGCCGAGGACATCCAGCAAGGCGAGGTCATCATTCGCGCGTTTTATCCCGACCTTGTCGCGAACGCCTTCCCGCTGCCGGTGCGAAGCACTGACCACGTCGTCATCCGGGGCGAGCGCAAAAGGATCAACTCGGTCGACAACAATACCGGGCGCATCGGCACGACGCAGATCTTCGTGAAGATCGGAGCGGTGGGTTGACGACGGTCACCGAGGCACGCCTCGCGCTGCGCGCCGTTATGGAAAACGGCAACATCGTCGATGCGGCGAACAATCCGGTTCCGCTGCGCTGGCAGAACGAGCCAGCACCAGACTTGCCAGACGAACCGGCCCCGTGGGTGTTTACACAATTCCTGACCGAGAGCGGCATGTTTGTGGAGCATGGGCGCGGGCGCGGTCATAACCGCTTTCGAAATTTCGCGCGCGCCGTTTCGTGGTGCTTCGTCCCGCAGGATACAGGCTTGGATCAGGCCGAGATGATCGCCAATCAGATCGCCAATCTGCTGCGCAGCTACAAGGATGCGGCAATTACTTGCGAGCAGGCGGACGTGTTTTCCGGCGATAGTCTGCCGTCGATCGGGAGCGCCGATGTCGGCAATTACGCATCGGCCGCGTGCGAAACAATTCTGTTTTTCGATCTAGTCGGCTAACCGCAACAGGAGCCAAGCCATGCCCGTCGTCGCAGAAACCAGAGCCGAACGGCTCGCCTACAAGATTTACACCGACCCGTTGATCCAGTCGCAGACGCAGCCAGATCCTGCGACTGATCCTGGCCCGACCTTGGGACAGGTCTTGCGCTATCTGTCGCACGACCTGCAATTGACCAAGGACCAGTATCGGGCAACCGAGATGCGGGCAGATCGGCAGCGTCCGATGGGCAACGACGGCTCGAAGACGATCGCCGGCACCATCAAAGGATATCTCAGTGCCGGGACGCAGCAGGACTTCTTTGCGGCCATCATGCGCAATACCTGGACGGCCGGATCTACCGCGAGCGAGGCCGAGCTGACGTCGATTGCCTTTTCCAAGACCGGCAAGACGATCACGTTCGGCGGCGGCGACCCGGTTGTTGAAGGGCTCGGCGCCGGGCAGACGATCGCCGTCACCGGCATCACCGGGCTCAATCTCGGCCAGCGGTTCTCGATCGTCAGCTTCAGCGGGACCGGCAACCGGGTCGCGCATGTGTTTCCGGCACCGGCCGAGGACCTCGCCGCGGCAACGACGTTCAGCATCGGCAGCGTCGGCAAAACCCTGGTCAACCCGAATGCCACGCTCGACTTCGTCAATTACAAATTCGCGATCGAGGTTTACAACCCGGAAACCGACCTGGCGCGGCTCTACACCGAATGCCGCGTCGGCAGCATGGACCTCGACATTCCGGTCAACGACAACCCGAAGCTTGATTTCGGCGTCATGGGCCGCGGCCGGACGCTCTACAAGGCGGCTGCGGCGCCGTTTCTAACCGGGCCAGCCGACGAGACCTCGTCCGACATCCCGACCGCCATGGATGGCTTGCTGATATTCAACGGCTTGCCGTTCGGCGTCGCGACCAGCGTCAAGATTTCGATCAAGCTCAATCCGCAGCCGGCCAAGGTCATCAACCCGCAAGGCCTGGTCGCGGCGATCTTCCTCGAGGACTTCCTGTGCGACGGCACGTTCGCAGCCTATGTCGATGATACGCAGCTCTTCGATCTGCATTCCGACAATACCGAGTTTGGCCTGCTGATCCATTTGCCGGCGCAGCCGAGCTCGCCCACGACCTCGGCCACGTCGTTCTTTCTGCCGCGCATCCGCATTCTGACGCTGCAGGAGACGGACAGTGCCGGCGGCAAAATGGTCAACTGCACCTTCGAGGCTGCGCGCTACTTCGGCACCGCGCCCGGCGTACCGTCGACAACCCTGCAGATCAGCGACACCAACGTCGCATAAAGAGGAATCCATGGCTTCAAAATTCGCCGCACTGGCGGCCGATGTCTCGGCGTCGTTCAAGGTCGAACTGCGCGATCCACGAACCGACATGGTGCTGCGCGACGGCGATGGAAACGCCTCCTATATCGACGTGCTCTCGACCGATTGCGAACGTGCGCGCGAATTCGAGAAGGGCAAGCGCAAGGACCTGCGCCAACGGATCATGCGATCGAGAACCGGGACCATCGACACCTCGGATCAGATCGAGGACAACATCGCGCTGTTATCCATCCTGACGGTCGGCTGGCATCTGGTCGATCTGCGCGGCGAGGTCATCGATATTCCCTGCACGCCGGACAACGCCGCCGAGCTCTACAGCGAGCCGGGGTTGGCATATGTTTTCAACGCAGTCTGGTTTGCGGCTAACAGTGTCGCAAATTTTTTGCCGGCCGGGTCGCCGACCTCGTCCGCTACGGGGAATGGGCGTTTGCAAACCAGCGCCGACTGAACGACGGCGGCAGCGAGGGCGAGCACCTCGGCGCCGCTGCGGCGACGCTGCGCAAGATCGGCCGCGGCGACAAGGCCAGGGCGATCAACGAGGATGGGGCGCCGCCGTTCCCGTTCGAGCTGGAATACCTCTGGTTTACATTCCACGACATCTCGATGGGCCTCGCCGCGACCGGCATGGCGGTGCCGGCCATCACCTGGGAAACACTGCAGGCTTACGAGCTGCTCGAGGGGTCGCTCGATCCGTGGGAGCGCCGGGCGCTGATGCGGCTCTCGAGCGCGCGCGCACACACTCTCTCGATCCGGCCGGAACCAGCAAAGGACTTAGCCTCACATGGGCGTAAGCTTTCGCGTCGATCCGATCGATAAGATGACCAGGACGCTGCTCGCTGGGTTGAACGAGCAGCGCAAGGTCATGGCCGCGCAATTCGCGCGCGAGGAGATCGCTAAGGCCGAGGCGATCAACAAAGCGGCGACCGGCGGCGAGGTCAAATATACCGTTTCGGTCGATGGCCGCGTCGGCGCCCCGCTCGAGAGCGTCAACACCAAGGGCGGCTCGATCATCGTCGAATTCAATCTCGGCACCGACGTGCTGCGCTGGATCGCCGACAAGCTCAAGGCGCGCTCGCCGTCGCGCAGCGGGCGCTATATCGCCGCGCAGATCATGCTCGCAGATGGGCGCGAGGTCTCGCCCTACGGGCGGGTGCCGCCGGCCGATCTCTATACGTTTGTCGATACGGCGCCCTATGCGGCCAAGATCGAAATGGGCAAGACCAAGTCTGGGCGGAGCTTCACTATCAACGCCTCGAACGCGCGGGTCTATGACCGCACCGCCAAGGAGGCGCGTAGTCTGTTCAAAGACATTGCGGATATCAAGTACGGCTTCACGTCGTTGGCGCAGTCCTACACGTTCCGTACCCACGGGCGAACGCGCCGCCAGGGCGGTGCGGCCAGGTCTGGGGCGATCTTTGTCAAGATGAAGGGCTTCTAGATCATGGCGACGACGCAAGAGGCCATCGCGCGGCTGCGGATGATCTTTGAGACGCAAGGCGCCGACGCGGCTGCGGCCGAGATGAAGAAGCTTGAGGCGTCGACGACCAGCCTGGGGACGAGCTCGCTCAATCTCGACCGCGCCTTTACCGGGCTCGAGCGACGCTACAGCGAGACGGCGCGGGCTACGGCCGAGTATGAGCGATCGATGCGGACGCTCAACGCCGCGGTCGCGCAGAACCCCGCGCTGGCCGAGCGGGCGGCGGCGGTGCAACAGACGATTACTGCGCGTTATCAGGCGACCATGCAGGCGGCACAGCAGGCGGCGCATGCACAGACGGCGCTCGGGCAGGTCAACCAGGCGGCGCAGTCGCAGATGCAGGGCTTGGCGGCGTCAACGGGCCTGTTGGGCTCGACGCTCTCGACGCTCGGTAGGGCTGGAACAGTTGCGGCTGTCGGCATCGGCGGCCTCTATCTCGGCTTTCAGAAACTCGACGAGGGCGTCACCAGGACCGCGCAGTATGCGCGGGACCTGAAGAATTTCAGCGAGGCGACCGGCTTGAGCACGGCACAGGTGCAAGGGTTGAATAAGGAGGCTTCCAAATTCGGCATTGATATCGACCAGCTACATGGTGGCTTGTTGCGGTTCACCGCCGGAATTGAAGAATTGAAGCAGGGGTCCGGCTCGCTGCTCACTTCCATTCGCGGAGTGGACAGCGGTCTGGCCGATCAGATGCAGAATGCCAGGGGCGAGGCCGAAGCGCTGGGCTTGCTTGCACAGGCTGTCCAGCGGGCGGGCAACGAATTCCAGCGCGCGCAGATTGCCAGGGCTGCCTTCGGTAGGCAGGGCCTTGGTCTGCTGCCGCTCTTGCAGAGCCTTGATGTTGGCGACATTGCCCAAAAATTTTCGGCCAAGGGATTGTCGGAGAGCGTCATCAACGAGATGAACAAGTTGCAATCGGCTATCGACGCGTTGGGAACCAGCATTGACAAGAAAATCTATGCCTCGTTCGGCGAGTCCTGGCTGAAGTCGAAGCTTTCATTCCTGGAATATGTCGACGCCGTGGTGAAAAACATCGGCAAGGTTAACGAGACAGCCAAAGAGAACCGCGCGGTTGAGGAGATCAATGCACAGTCTAACGCCGTGAAGGATCTGCAGACATACGTTGACCGGCTGCAGAAATCTGTTGACGAGTCTGGCGGCGCTATGGGCCGTCTATTTGGCGGCCCGCAGGCCGCGGCGCTCGATACCTATAAGGAAAAGCTCAAGCAGGCGAATGCAGAGCTGGACAAGCTTCTCGAGGAGCGCACGAACAAGGCGTTGCCGCTACCGGCACAAGCGCCGGATCTGCTGCCAGCGTCATCGGGCCAATCTATTGACGATTTGAAGAAGACCATCAATGCCTACAAGGAACTGCAAAGCGCAATTGGCAATCTCATACCTGTGCAGCAGCAGGTAGCCGCCGAGGCCGCGCGGCTGGAACTGGCCGCAAGAACAGGGCCGTCCGAATACAAGGCTCAGATTGAGCAAGCGACTGCGGCGTTGCTTGCGCTCAAAACCGTTCAGGCCGAGATGTCGCAAGTCGCGCCCGGCACCTATGAGCGGCAGCTCGAGCAAATCCAGGCGATGAAGGCGGAATATCCCGGCTTGGTCGCGCAGGACGCGATTCGTCTGGCGGAGATGCAGGCTCAGCTTCGCGTTGCGCAGGCCGTGACCGGCGTGCAGCGAATGCAAGCGCAAGAGCAGGCCACCTATGTTCAGCTTGTGAGGCAAGGCGTCGCGCCGGAACTCGCGATGACAATGGCCAAGAAGCAGACCGCCATTGCACAGGCGCAGATCAACGCCCAGGCGCAGCAACAATTGCTCAGTTTGCGGAATCAGGCCGGCGTCGCGGCAGCGGTGACCGGCGAGGAGAAGATACGCGCGCAACAGATCGCGACAATCAACTCGCTCTTGCAGCAAGGCGTTGACCTCGAGACCGCAACCGCCATTGCCGCGCGCGAGCGGGCCAATGCGGAGGCGACGGTCAATGCGCAAGTACAGCAGCAGGTTTTCAAATTGAATGAATCGACGGAATTGATCCGCGCGCAGATCAAAGACCTGCAAGCACAGGCCGGCCAAGCGCAGACAATTCTCGGCATCAACGAAATGAACGTCCGCACCCAGCAGGCTTTCAACGATGCCATTCGCCAGGGCGCCAGCGACGAGGCGGCTTCGGCGGTCGCCGCGGCGACGTACAATAATCTCTTGGCGCAGCGGGCGATGCAAATCGCGCAGATTAACGCGCAGCAGTTGCAGCAGCAGCAGTCGCCACGAGACAGCGGCGTCGGCGGCGACAATAAGGGCGCCCTTCCGGGTCAGGAGTTCCTCCCAGCGAGAACCGGCCTGCTGCCGGGGGCGGGGCAAGTGCTCTCGGAGATCGAGTCGTATGCCCAGGCAGGATCGGCGGCAGCGAGGCAGTTTTTGGCGAGCGAAAGCGCGGGGGGGATGTTGGCGAGCCGGGACTTGAGCGAGCTCGTGGCGAAGATGAAGCAAGAGGCCGCGCTCGGACCGATACTGCAGCAATACCAGCAGACGCAGGATCAGGCGCTGCAGCAGCTTGTATCACTGCAGAACCAGGGGCGCCTGGGCGCTGCCGGCACACCGCAGGAGAAGGCGCAAATCCAGGCGCAGATCACCTATGAGGACCTGATCAAGCAAGGCGTGGCATCCGATCTCGCGCACCAGATCGCCAACCAGGAATTGGCGAACGCGATGCAGGACCTGGCAAAGTCGGTCGATGCCAATACCAGCGCACTGCAGGACCAGCTCGATCCGATCTACACCGAAGGCAGGGCGGCACTGCGTATCGGCTATTACGGTGAGGGCTCGGGCGGCACCATGCGCACCGTTACCGGGACGGGCTACGCCAACGACAATACCGGACGCGCTGCCGGTGGCGACGTCTATGCCGGACGCGCCTACATGATTGGCGAGCGTGGTCCCGAACTGTTCGTCCCCGGCGCCTCCGGTACGATCGTCCCGAACGCCGCGCTGCAGGGCGGCGCTAATGCAGCGCAGAGCGGCAACGTCGTCATCATCAATAACAACTTCCCGCCCGGCGCCGTGATGGGCGACCGCAGGACGCAGTATCAGGCCGCCAACAGTTACGGCCGCGCTGTCGCGGCTATGGGGGCTTGATGGCGGCCGAGAATGTAGTCCTCGATCAGGAAGGCTGCCTGAAGTCGCTGGTGCGCCGGCTGACCGACGACTCCATCATCCAGACCGGGGATACGCTGCAGGAACTGCGCATCAAGCGTGGGCCGCTCGCGCGCCGGATCTGGTCGGCGGCGTGGATTACCGAAAAGGTCCCCCAGGTCGAGGAATGCTTCGAGGTGTTCGGGACGCATACGTCGTTCCTGCTGCGGCCGAGCCGATCGGCCGACTACACCGAGACAAACCAGAAGCTGCGCAATACCGTGACCGGCCTGCAAGTCGGCGACGGCACGACGGCCACATTCCAGCTCGAGATCACGAGAACGGTCGGCAGCAAGAGCGGATCAAAGAAGGTGATGCATCCGCTTTCGCCGCTGACGGCGCTGCGCGTCGACGCGACGGCGCGGACCGAGGGCACCCACTACAGCGTCGATTATTCAAGCGGTGTCGTTACCTTTCTCGCCGGGTCCATCCCATCGGCCGGGCAAATCCCGACCGCCGATTTCTACTACGATACGCCGGTGCGCTGGCTGTCGGATCATGTGGAGACCCGCATCCTGCAAGCCTACGGCAGCGACGGCGAGGTCCAGCAGGAGATCAACCAGGCGGACCTGATCGAAGTGTTTGATGAATGAGGACGCTTGCGCTCGATCCGGCCACGGCGACCATTGCGCGGTTGATCACGATCACACGCCGCGATGGCACAATCTTAAGGGTGACGCCGTGGCCGCGCGCGATCCATATCGGGTCCGAAGGACCCTGGCTGCCGGCGCCGGGGCTCAAGACGTTCGACATCGGCGAGCGTGGCAATGGCGAGCCGGCGTCGACGCAGTTGCAGCTCTCTGCCGGAAGCGGCGGCATCGTTATTGCGATTGATGTTGAAGACGGCCTGTACGATGGGGCCGACGTCGAGATCTTCCTGACCGATGCTGACAACCCGACAGCGATTGACTTCGAGTTCCTCGGCCGCATCGCCTCGTGGTCGTTCCCGGCGCATGACGTCGTTACCTTCAGCGCCAAGAATCACTTCGCCTTGCCGCGGCACAATCTCGTCCCGGTCTTCTCCGTCATGTGCCGGTTTGCGCTCGGCGACCAGTTTTGCGGCGTGCCGATCATGCGGCCGGAGGTGTCGCGCAGCACCGCTTACGCGCTTGGCGATTGCGTGCGCCATCTGACCGGCGCCGCGCCGTCAGGATATGGCAATGTCTATTTCGAGACGACGACCGCGGGGACAACGGCGGCATCGGTGCCGAGCTACAACTATTCAGTCGGGGCGACCACGACGGACGGCGGCGCAATCTTTACCTCGCGCGATGCCTACGAGCGCGCCTGTACGATCGCCGCCGTGCCCAACGCGCACAACCTGACGCTGACTGCGTCGCCAGATCCGCGCGCGGTCGATAACTGGTACGCGCCCGGCAAGCTCCAATTCGCCAGCGGTCGGCTCAAGGGGCGCACCTATAAGATCGGCGGCTGGCGCGCGAGCGACCGGCGATTGACGACCTACTTGCCAGCAGGAGCTTATGTGCAGCCGGGCGACACCGCGCTGATCTGGAAAGACTGCAACAAGACAATCGCGCAGTGCGAAGATCCTTTCGATAATGTGCGCCGCTTCGGCGGCTTCCCCTACTACGAGGGCGCCAAAGCCGTCGCGCTGGAACAGAACGAATGAGCTTTACGGAGAATGCTGGAGAGAGGTCGAGCGTTAACACCGGACTCATTTCCGGCGACAACTGGGGGGTGAATCGGCCGGTGTATTCACCGGCGCCAGTTACAACGCCGCCGCCGCAGGTTGCGCCAACGACGCCGCCATTGCCGGCGGCAGGTGCGCCGCTCGATCCGCAACAGCTCGCCGCCGTACTTTATGACAAGGACATACCGCTCGGCTATTCGACGCGCTCGCAATGGGGCGGGCGCCTCATCGAGGGGCCGGTCTTTAACGTCATCGGCACCGAGCGCGTCGTTAGCTTCATCGCCGGGTATTACATACCAGTCAATTTTTGGAATGCGACAAGGACCGTCACCGAGCTTTATTTCCGCGGGCAATTGGCATGGACGCAGAGTGGCGGTGCGCTTTTGAGCGGGCTGAACGTCGGCGTGGCGACGGCGGGCGGCGCGCAAACGGTGCGCTTTGCGACCGGGACGCTGGCGCAGACGCCAGACGCATGGAGCGTCGCGCGCTATGGCGCGCAGGCGGTCGCCTATGTCCCATTGGTCACTGCGACGTTTGAGAATATTCGCATCGTGCAGTTCGGCAACATTGTCCCGTTCACGAGCGTCACCGTCGAGGATACCGCCCCCGGTTCACCGGGTGACCTCGTCGCCTGGGCCGATGCGATCGAACAGCTTGCGCGTCACGACGGACGCACGGCCGATGAGTTCGAGACGGTCGATGTCTCGGGCGGCATCAACGCCTTGATCCTCGGCAGTAAAATCGACTTCATCGAGTTTCTAAGCGGGATGCGCAAGCATAAGCCGCAGTGGAACATAAGAACTGCAGACAAGCTCAGGCTGGTTGAAACGGGCGTTTTCTCGCTCGAACTGACGTTGGAATTGCCGAAATTGATCCAGCACGGGGCGCAGCCGATCGTCGTTCATACCGGCGACGCCTTCGACAAGCCGCGCGAGAAAATCTGTCACTACCTCGACATCGATCGCGACTACGAGCCGAGCAATGTGCGCGTCGCCGAAGACATCGACCCGGTGGTATCGACGGACGCGCTGGAGAGCGACAGTTACGATATCCCGGTCGTTTCGACGGCTGACATCGTCATGGTTGAGACATCATATGCCTATTACAACGGCGAGGTCGCGCGGCAGAAATCGGAATTCTCCGGCATGGCCTATTATCTCGGGCTGGAGCCGGGCGACTGCTATAAGTGGACCACGGCCAGCGGGCGCGCGCTCTTCCATCGCGTCAACGAGATCGTGCGGCGCGCCGACTTCACCGTCGACGTCAAGGGAGAAGCCTTCCTGACTTGCGCCATCGAAGCCGAATACGATGGCGTGCCGGGCGGCACATGGAATCCGGCCGATAAGTCGGCCAGCATTGCATTGTCGAGCGGGAACCTGACCGCAAGCGCAACCGGCGGGGTCGCCAACCGCAGCGTGCGCTCGACGACCTGGCGCACGATCACCAAGGTCTATTTCGAGGTCCTCTATACCAAGATCAACGGCGGCAGCCAGATTGGATGCGGGCTTGCTTTGGCGGTGGCTGACTTGGCCCTTTATGCCGGCAATGCCACGGGTGGCATCGCCGTCAATTGCCTCGGCGGCGGCGCGATCTGGAGAAACGGAGCTTCTACCGGAATAGCCTTGGGCAATGTTTCGAACGGCCAAATGCATTGCGTGTCCGTCAATCTTGCCACCATGCACTTTTGGGCGCGGATCGACAGTGGCAACTGGAACGGATCGCCGACCGCCGACCCGGCGACCGATACAGGCGGCATCGACATCTCGTCGGTCTTTGCCGGCCAGCATGTCTATGCCGCGCAACCCATGTCACTGTTCGATGATAGCGCAACTGCCAATTTCGGAGTCACGGCCTTCGCCAACGCGGTGCCGAGCGGCTTTGCGGCCTGGGACCTGCTGCATTAAATGCCGTCGCTCGACTCCTGCATCAATTCCATTTTCGAGCCGGGCAATCCCGGCAGCGCGACCGACAGCGGCACGATCACAGTGCCGAAGTTCGGCACCGTTTTCGCGACGGCGACGCAAACCCTGTCAATCGGACAAGTGGCTGCGGTGCTGACGCTGGCACCCTCGACCTCCGCGACGGCAACGCAATCGCTCGCAATAAGTCAGACGGCTACCGCCATGGCGGTAGTGAGCAGGGCCGCGCAGGTCATGGGGGTGTTTGTCAATTCTTCCGGGACATCGCGCCAAGGCAACGTCGACGGCGTCATGGTCAATCTGTGAGGTGACAGGTGGCAGTCTATTACGTCTGGTCGGGCGCGACGGGGACGGGCAGCGGCGCGAGCTGGGCCAACGCTTTCACGACGTTGACGACCGCATTCGCGACCGAGGTGGCGGGCGATACGCTCTATGTCGCGCACGATCATGCGGAGACCTCGGCAAGCGCGGTGACGTTGACATCAAGCGGCACTGTTGCCAATCCAACCAAGGTCGTTTGCGTCGACCGTGCTGGTTCGGTGCCGCCAGTGTCGGCCGACCGGCGAACAACGGCGCAGGTTGCAACCACCGGCGGCACCACCGCGATCGCCTGCAATGGGTTCACGCACTACGACGGCATCATATTCCTCACCGGCAACACGGGGGCCTCGGCCGGGTTTACATTGCCGGGCACGACCAATCAGTCGCTGCGTTTTGACAACTGCTCGTTCCGGTTCAGCGGTGCGTCCGGTTCGTCTACGCTGAACATAGGTAATATCGGGACCTCAACCGGCACTTATGTCGAGTTGAACAATACGACTTTATCGTTCGCCGCCACCGGTCAACTTGTGCAGATCAATGGTGCGTTCGGATGGCGCAATACGGCGTCGGCATTGATCGGCGGTGTCGTTCCGACCACCTTGTTGAATCCTGTGGCGGGACGTGGCGCGGGTATCGAGATCATCGGCGTGGACCTTTCGGCGGCCGGGTCCGGCAAGACTTTGATTGGTGCGGGAGCAAGCACAACTTTTGCCGCGATCAAGCTGCTTGACTGCAAGCTCAATGCCTCGGTCACCAAGGTATCCTTGCCAATAAATTCGCACGGATCGCACGAGGTTGATTTCATCCGTTCCGGTGCGTCGGGCGTCAATTACACCGTTTCACGCTATCGCGTCCCTGGTGCGCTCGATGAGGAAATCACCATCGTTCGCACGGGCGGCGCCTCGGATGGCACGACCCCGATCGCCTGGAAGATTGTCACCACCGCTAACTGTAATTACTCAATGCCGTTTGAGTGCCCGCCGATCGCAATCTGGAACGACACCATCGGCTCGGCGGTCACGGCGACGGTGGAGGGCGTCTGGAGTGGCGGCGCGGTGCCGAACGACGACGACATCTGGCTCGACATCGAATACCTCGGCGATGCTTCCTCGCCGCAGGGCTCGTTCGTCAACGACGGCAAGGCCGATCTGCTGGCGACGGCTGCCGGCCAGACCCCGAGTTCGGAAACCTGGGGCGGCTCGAACACCAAGTTCAAGCTGGCCGTGACGTTCACGCCGCAGCAAAAGGGTTGGGTGTACGCAAGGATTAAATGCGCGAGGGTATCTACGACTTTCTACGTGGACCCTCTGGTGAAACTGACTTGATAGCAGGTAGAAGATCATGACCGTTCAGTTATCCTTCACGGTAAGAAACGCAATGCTCGACGCGCTCGAGACTGCGATCGGCACCGGCGCGGTGGTCAAGCTGCGAAGCGGTTCGCCGCCTGCCAACGCCGCGGCAGCCGATACCGGCACCGTCCTGGCAAGCATGACGCTCGCATCCGATTGGATGGCTGCAGCGGCTTCCGGCTCGAAAAATTTCAGCAGTCTGCCGATCGAGGATACGTCGGCCGATGCGGCGGGCACGCTAGGGCATTATCGCGTCTACGCCTCTGGCGGCACGACCTGCCACATGCAAGGCACGATCACCGTGACCGGCGGCGGTGGCGACATGACTGTCGATGCTGTCAGCGTGGTAGTTGCCCAGGATATCAAGATAACGGCGTGGTCGCTGAACATGAATGCACACGCCTAGCACACCATCCGACAAGTGACGTCGGTCACTCGCCCTGCGCGGTTGGCGGTCACTCTGAAAATGCCGGTTGAACAGCCAACCGAGAAATTCAGGCCGCGGCTGTCCTCGTGAGTGAATGATGCGCTGTAAATCTGCGAACAATTGTATCCGCCGTAGTTGATGCTCCTTTGCAGCAACTCCAGGTGCTTCGGATCGGTGATGTCATTCGCGCCTGGTTCCTCGGGGCTGGAACTCCCCCTGCTGCCGGTCAGCATAACGGCAAAGATGGCGATCACGCCGAAGGCCAGCAGTATCAAGCCAGATTTCATTTATGAATCCCTTCGTATTGTGGGCAAAGGTATAAAAGAACATTTACCGCCGACGCAGTTGTCCGATCGTGCCAAAGGTTTGACTTTGGCGGCCAGGGCGCCTGTGGGGTTGGGTGGGGGCTTACGCCCCCAGTGCTCGTTCCCTGGCCTGGGAGCCGTCCCAGTGGCCCCGGTCGATGGCCTGCTGCTCGAACTCGTTCTTAGCGATCGGAAGGCTCCAGCCATTGAATGCTGCGCAGTGTGCGTCGAGGTAGGCATTGGTCTGCTTGAAGGTCTGGTCGGTCTTGGTCATGTCTGTCTTCCTCTGTTCTGATGAAAGTAAAATATAGTAGTTACCAAAGTAGTCAATTGTATTCATAGTATTCGCATGAGTTATTTCTTAAACTAAGCAGCAATCGCACGGAGCAAATCCAATGAGCAACGAAGCCCCGCCATGGCTCCTGGTGATGCGCTCGATCAATGGGTTGACGGAGACGCCTGGGTCTGCCGACAACCCGAAGATACTGGCGATGAACGAGGAGATCGCGCGGCGCTATCCCGAGATGCGCTCGTACTGCAACGGCTACCAGCACGACGAGACGCCGTGGTGCGGGCTAACAGTGGCCTACTGCATGGCGATGAGCGAGGTGCGGCCGGTGTTCGGGCCGACCGATACCGACAAGTGGCTGTGGGCGCAGTCGTGGGACGACCCGAGCTTCGGCAAGATCATCAAGGAGCCGCGTCTCGGCTGCGTAGTGGTGATGACGCGCGAGGGTGGCGGCCACGTAACGCTGTACGAGCGCAGCGAGGGCTCCAACTATATCTGCCGGGGCGGCAACCAGGGCGACAAGGTGAAGGAGTCGTCCTACGCCAAGAGCACGGTGATCGCGCTGGTGTGGCCGCACGAGCCTGGCGTTCCGGTCCCGGCGGCGCGGCCGATGCTGAAGGACGGCGACAACGGTCCCGACGTGGAGGCGCTCCAGCGCAGTCTCGGCATTCCGGCCGACGGCAACTTCGGGCCGGTGACCGAGGCGCAGGTGAAGGCGTTCCAGGCAGCGGCGAAGCTGACGGCGGACGGTGTAGTTGGGCCCGCGACCTGGGCCGAGGTGGACGCGCTCGACGAGCGCATGGCGGCGGGCGGGGACGGCGTGGAGCCGCAGTCGCTGGAGGACAAGATCGCAGCTGAGGTGGTTGGTTCGGAGTTGGCGGGCTTCGTCTGGGACGACCGGGGCGTTGCGCCGCTGGGCTATCTCCAGGGCATGGCTTTGACGTTTGCGCTGGCGGTGCAGGAGTGGCAGGCGGGCAACCCGGTGGCGCTGGAGATCGCTAGGGCGGACACCGGCAAGGAGGATACCGACGCGCTGGCGTGGTTAGCGCCCGAGTTCGAGGAGATGGGGTTCAGCAATCGCCAGGACGGGCTCAACACTCTGCGGGCTCTTTTTGTTTTGCTGATCGGGCTTGGCATGCGGGAAAGTTCTGGCAAGTACTACTGCGGCCGGGACACCACGGCTACGAATGTCGAGAGCGACACCGCCGAGGCGGGACTGTTCCAGACCTCGTGGAACATCAGGAGCTGCTCGCCACTGATGGAGGAACTGCTCGCCACCTACTGGGCCGATCCCAACGGCTGGCTGGCGGTGTTCGCCAAGAAGCAGAACCCGACCGCGTCGAATCTTTCCCACTACGGGTCCGGTGATGGGGCGCGCTACCAGTTCCTGGCCAAGTTCTCACCGAGCTTCGCGGCCTACGTGACGGCGCTGGGCCTGCGCAAGCGGCGGCAGCACTGGGGTCCGGTGAACCGGCGCGAGGTCGAGCTGACGAATGAGGCCGACGCCCTGCTGATGGCGGTGCAGAAGATGGTGACCGAAGGCGTGAGCGAGCCCGAGCCGCCGATCGGCCAGGCGGCGAGGATCGACATCTCGGTCAGCGGCGATGTGCTGATCACCATCAACGGCGTGCCAGTTACGTCATGATCCCCGGAGCGGAGGAGATCGGCAAGACCACCCGCAGCTTCTTCGATGCGCTGAAGGACCAGCCGCTGAGCCTGGCGCTGGTGGCAATGAACTTTATGCTGATGTTCTTCTTGTTCTATTCTGGTTCTGCGAGGAAAGACACGGTCAACATGATCATTGCGTGGCAGGAAAAAACCGATCAGCTTATGGCCAATTGCGTCTCGAAAGAAGTGCTGGAGTCGGTGGTTGGCGCGCTCGAGCGGCAATTGCAGGAAATGCGGCGGCAGCTCAATGGCGGGCCGAAGCCCGATCCGGTGCCGGTCCCGGTGCCGCGGCCACCTGAGCCGAAGCCCGAGGAGCCAAAGCCATGAATGAGCGAGCGGCCGGTTTCACGACTTGGGCGTCAGCTTGATGGAGATGGTCCCGCCGAGCGCGATTCAGTCCTCCGGTTGATCGTCGGACTCCTCGTCTTCCAGCAACTCCACAAACCGGCGAAGCTCATCGACGATCTCCTCTAGAGCGAGCCCAGCGAGCCCGGCGTGCGCCACCGCGGCCGCAACCTCATTCGACAAACGCTCAAGCGCTTCCGCGGCGTCCATGCTTCTAACTCCCCACCTTGACCTTGCGCGTGTTCGCCAGCCCTTCGAGCAGGCCCGAACCAAAGTGCTCGGGCTCCAGCTCGCAGTTGTGCACCTCGTGCCATTGGCCATCCTCGGACATGGACGGCGGGAACACGGTGATGGCGCGCTTGTTGTCGAAGCGGATGATTGCGGCCATGCCGTCCTTGCCGCGCCGCTCGATGTAAGCAAGCAACGCAGGATCGCGCCACGCGTCGGGCGTTGCCGGGTCCACCCAGATCTGCACCACCTGGATATTGGTTGGCTCGCTGCCGTCGTGCGGCCGCAGCGTGATGAAGTCAGGAACCAAATCCACAACGTAGCGCGTGCGGTCGGGGCGATGCAGATCGGCGGTGTCGTCCCCAGTCAGCCATCGGCAAGACCATGTGCGACAGCAGAACGGTCGGCGCTCATAGATCGCGCAACCTTTGCGGTGGCGCTGGTGCTCGCACGGCTTTCCGGCTTCCTTCTTCCACTCGCGCACCATGCCGGCGAAGTCAGATGCCTTGGCCCATCCGGCGTCGATCATGGCATCGACCGTCTCGTTCACGCGCTCGGGCGGGTACAGGTCCGGCGACATGGGCAGCAGGCGGCAGCACAAGGTGCAGCCGCCGCACTGGCGGGCATGCTTGTTGGCGAGCACTATGGTCATCGGCATGCTGCACCTCGCCTGGTCATTCTGGTTCAGGTTTTTTGGAGCCGACCTGGTGCATGCCGTTGGCGAGCGAAGCCAGCGTCACCATCAGGTCGGCGACGGCGCGGCGGACCTTTGGCGATTTGATTGAGTCCCAGGCCTCCGCCATCTCGACGCCAACGACGGTCGAGCCGAGCCGCGTGATCACGTCGTCGCGTTTGCTTCTGGGACTGATGCCGTCGGGGACGTTGCATAGTTCGTCAACGCTCACCTGGAACAGTTGTGCGATTTGCACCAATCGGCTGCCGCTAATGCGGTTCACGCCCTTCTCGTATTTCTGCACCTGCTGAAAGGTGAGCCCGAGTTGCTTGCCGAGAGCCTCTTGCGACATCTTGTGAATGTTGCGCAGTCCACGCAGGTTCTGACCAATCGCAACGTCGTAGGGGTTTGGGAGTCTGAGCGACATGTGCGGCCTCGATTTTTTGTGGGTTGTCCCCCTTCCCCTGCGCAGCACAGCTTTGCCAACCCCCTCAAAATGGGGTGGGGCTAGTTCATGGATTTGCGGTGTATGCGCCACGATCGTCTCCCCCGTGGAAGATCGGGGAAGCGGCCCCGGCAGCCGGGGGTTGAACGCGGGGAATCGTACTTGCCCGCCGAACGCTTTTAGCCGTGAGGCCTGGACAGCACGCCCGCCCCCGGCCAATCATGGCCAGGAGGGCGCACCCGCCAGGGCGCGTCCGTAGCGTGCCCGCGTTGTAAGCGCAGGCCGCGTCGGCGGTTCGGATAGGGGCTCCCGAATCCGCCCAAGTACGATTCCGGGCGTTCAAACCCAGCCGCGACTTTAGCGCGGGCCAGTTGCAATCGGCAACGTCCGATTTGGCAATCGCCGCCATGCAGGTTTTGCCATCGGTGTCCGGGTGCCCGGAAGGGTTGCAATCCAATCTGGGAATTTAACGCCCGCATTTGAGCGATCCCTACGACACAAAGGGAAACGCCTAGAGAACAAATTTGGGAAAAGGCGTTGTGGAAGTCTTTGAAATTAAAAGGCCCCTCGGTATCAGACGAGTTTCCGAGGTCCTTTTAAAATCAAACACTTCCGCATGGTTTTTTTCACAAATTTGGGAAAACTTCCCAAAGCCCTATTTCACCACCCGCAGCCGCTTGCGGCGCGTGGTCTGCTCGCTGCGCTCGATCTCAGCATCCCAGAGCGCCACAACTTGCGCGTTTATCCGCCGGGTGTCGGCGGTGCGCGAATAATAGTTGGCCATGCCGTCCGATCGATGCCCGGTCACCGACTTGACGCCGGCCGCGCCCACGCCGAGCGAGGCCACATCGGCAGCGGCATTCTTGCGCAGCCCGTGCATGCTCAGCGACTTGGTCCCGATCGCGGCCAACCCGATTTTGATGAGATGACGTCGGATCGCGTGACTGAGGTTTTCCGCGCTCGACCATGATCGGCCGAAATCGTTCACCAGGATCGTGTCGGCGGCTCGCGGCGCCGCCGCCAAGGCCTCGCGCAACGGGCGTGGGCACAGATGATAGTTGGGCTGGTCTTGCGCTTTGCGGTTGCCCTTTTCCGGCGTCACCAAAATGCCGCGACCGTCGAACTGCGACCAGGCCATCTTGATGCAGTCGCCGCCGCGTTGGGCCCCGAAGTGCAGCAGTAATTTTGCCAACCGCAAATGCGCTGGCGCCGTCGCCATGAACAACGCCTCGGCTTCGTCCGACCACGGCACATGCGGGCGCTTCACCTGATAGCGGCGCTCTGCTTCCAGGGTCGGATTGGGCACGCCCTTGATCCCGAATTGCGGATGCTTCTTGCAAACCTTCCAGATGTTCGACAACAGCATCACATGCAAGCGAGCGGTTGAAGGACCATGTGCGATGGTGAGCTGCTCGGAGTAAATGTCGACCGCATCGGTGTCGAGATCGGCTAAGCGGCAATGGGTGATCGGTCCACACCGCATCGCGCTCAATCCCTTCTCATAGGCGGCGCGAGTCCCCGGCTTTTTGTCCGTGAACGCCAGCGAGGCCCGATAGCACTCAATCGCGGCGATGATGGTCCCCGGCTGCACGACGCGATCGCGGGGTAGCACTTCGGTGGCGCCCACGATCGCGAACAGGGGCCTGCCGACCTCGGCCGGCGGCCCCTGCTTCAGCGAGTTGATGCAAGCCGCATAGCAGCGCCGGAATTCCGGGCTACTCTCATCATCGGGCAATCGCGTCAGATGCCCGCCCGGCGCGCGGAAGTAAACATAGCTGCCGCGGCGGTAGAGGTATTTAAGCTTTGCCTTTTCGGCGTTGGGCTTTGAGCCTTTCATCATGTTCCCTTAAAGCTCGATGAACCGTGTTCTCACTCGGTCCCCCGTTGCCGTCTTTGAAGTCTTCATAGGCGGCATCGAGGTCGAGGCGATCCCAGGTCGACATCTTGTTGATCTTCACGGCGGGCGGCATCTTGCCCTCGTCGACCAGTCGCAGAAACGCCGACCGGCTCATCGACAAGTAAGCTGCCGCAGTTTCAGCTCGCATCGCGCGCGGCGGGAACGCCAAAGACTCG